TAATATTCTTAATTAAATACTGTTATCCGCAATAAAACATAACCCAATAATTACCCATACATTTAACGAATCCGGACGCATAATCCAGATCAATGGAGGACATCTCTTTTCCTCCGGGGGCAGGCAGGATGCGCCCGCCTGTCAGTCTTACCCCGCCGCTCATACGTTTGAAGTATATGGTATGCCCCGGAACATCCGGAGGAAGTGTCACTTCTATATTACCCGTATTAATAAACATCACATTGTCATCATTGTTATTCAGGGAAGTGCTGACGGATATGTTCCTCCAGTTCCCCACTATGCCATGAAGAGACACATAACTGTCATTGTTCGGATGAAGGAAAATGTTACCCCCCTCCACGAACAGAGGAATGCTCAGGGTCTTGATGTGCATCCCGATCATGGCATTCGGACTCTGTATGTCAATTCCGGCATCATACGATATCCCTTCGATTGTGACAAATTTCGTGTTCCCTCCGATTTTTACACGTGCAAATGTCCTTTCGTTATAAAACTCTATCTGTCCGGCAGACAGGTTGAAACCGACATGGGAATCCGTCCCCTCATAAAGAGTTTTTGAGGACAACATGCCGGAATCTATGGAAAACGGACCGATACGTCCGCTATCCGCCGTGATTTTTCCGCTGATGTCCACATTGACCGCCCTGATACCGTCCGCATCAATCATGGACGCCTTGATCTTCTCGGTCAGCAACAGCTTGGTGGCGATAAAAGTCCAGCTCTGTGCTACTTCCCAGTATTTTATTTTCCCCGAAGCCACATTCTGTTTGGGGGTTTCCGTCGAAACCGACGTATGCGAACGGATGCACAGGTACAGCAGGTTGTCATAAAGTACAATGTCGTAAAACTGCTGCCCTTGCTTGCCCTCCAGGTAAGACACAGACGCCCCCCATACACGCATACGCATGCGCGCTCCCTTATCTCCCTTGTCACCTTTTGGAGCAAAACTGACCTGTCCGGTTCTAGTCACCAACGGCATATCACCTCCTTATTCCTTGGTTGTGATGGTCCATGCCACGTTGCCTCCTGCCTGCTGGCACATGTCCCAAGTACACGTGCCGGAAGTGGCTGCTGTACCGGAAGTAGACGGGTTAAGGACTACTCCTGCACTGTCCATGAACACGAAATAGAAAGTCATGTCCTTGTACTTGGTGGTACTTCCACGCTTGACCAGAATGGGCTTATAGACCACCGTGTCACCACTTTCCCGGATGGTCTCGTCCTCGGGCGTGGGATTCAGGATCAAATCAAACGGATCGGACGCATCCATTACGGACTGCGTGTCCTGACCGATGAGCTTGCCGCCCTGGTACACCTCCACTCTGAACACACCTGTCGTGTCAACCATATCGTTGGTGACGGTCAATGTCTGTGTGGTCTTTCCGCTCAGCACGCTCCACGCACCGTTGACCTGGTTGTACCACTTGTACGCCAGTCCGGTAGTGATCTCGTCACTGCCCATGCGCGCTACGGCTTTCAGAATGCAGCTCTGCCCTTTGTCCCGAAGGGTAAAATACTTGTTGTCACCGGCAATGATCGTCACATGCTTTTGGTTTCCGACCCCCTTGGTGATGGGGATGCTATAGACGAACTGGACGGTGTCGCTGGTATTCCCTATCGTCACGGTAGCTTCACCCTTGATGGTACAAGAGGCCGCTCCGCTCGCCTTGACCAGATTCTTGACGATCTGCAATCCGTAGTAATCCGTCGTACCGGGCTGGTAAGGGATAAACTTGAAATGTCCCGTCTCACCGCCAAACGTGTTGGTGGAGACATTGCCCGAGAACTTGATCTCGACATCATTGAAATACCATTTCATGGAGGAAGGAACCACCAGCCCTTCCGCCACCCGCGAAGAGGTGAGAATGAAGGACAAGACGGGCTTGAGCGAAGCGAAATCCGGTGCGATGTTCGTCGGCGCGGACGCTTCGCCCATATACTCCTGATACAGATCTCCCTGGTTACACTGGATGGCAGGCATGTACACGCCGCCCTTTTGCGAAAATATGACCTGTCCGGTCGCGCTGGCCAAACTCATGACGCTCCTCCTTCCCCGGTCGTTTCCGTACTATCCGTGCCTTCGGAGCTTTCGGTGTTGTCCTCCCCCCAAGAGGCAGGTGTGAATACTTCGACGGGATGGTCCGTACCGTCTATCTCTTCTTTCGCCGCCTGCGGGGTCAGGCAGATGCCGCCCGCTTCCTTGGCCCTGTCAAATACCGTGTCGCCGGGGAAACGTGCCACGTCCGCCTGCCACAATAATACATTGCCATCCGCTGTCCTGTTGCGGATATCGGTCAGATGCAACCGGTCGGCAACCTCCTTCGTTACTTTAATGTAAAATGCCATAATTCTATTGTTTTTAATGTTATCCAAATTTTCTTACTACTACCGCCTTGCCCCCCTGTGTGAGCACCTTGCCGCCTTGTGTCAGCGCCACGTAAGGGCCTCTGTCCTCCACCTCCAGCTTTAACATCATGCCGTTGCTGAAAGGTATCCTGGGAGAGTATCCGTCGGCAACCTTGGCATATCCGGCATCTCCGCTCTTCTTGACGTACCAGTGACAGTTAAACATGGCGGATGGATTCGGGATAACCCCCATGGTATCCCGAATGACGGGTCTGGGAAAGATGGCGTAAGTCCCATCCGGAACACCCGTAGGTACGCCCTCCCAGTCGGCTTCAATCTTCGGAATCCTGCGGCGTATCACCGTAGAGACTGCCGGGTCCGATGTGCCCGGGGTTGATGCCGGAGTCCCGGAAGCCGCATAGGTGGCCTTGCAGACAATCGTGATGTCATCACCTATATAATTGCGGTCAATCTTATATACATTCTTGTTCAGTGATACAAACTCCCAGTCGTTGTCACCCGCTCCTGTGGTTATCGCCTCCAGCGCTCCCGTAGACAACAGACGGTACCAGAAGAACTTGCATTTGCCCGTAGCCGTCACGTCCGTGTCGCCTACCATCAGTTTAGCCGTGATGGTCTGTGCGGTGATGTCACGCACCGGGTTCCAGTCCAGCGTGGACGGGCTGTCTATCGTCAATACGGGGATCGCATCCGTACCGTCAACCGCGCGGACAAGACGGCTCATCTGAAAAGTAAACAGCTGTCCGGTACGTGTGTCGGCATATTCCGCGTAAAACTCCAGCGTGACGGGTTTTAGGACGGTGACATTTTTTTTCATTGTGATCTGTCCCTTGCTGTCACCGGACTCCGTAATGCTGTAGCCTGTGTTTGTCGATGTGATAAGTGTGCGTGTGGTTCCGATGCGCTCGTACCACTTCATGTTGGTCAGCCTGGAGTTGACCGCCCCGATTTTAGTCACCGCTTCCGGATCGGTGGCGTTGCACCGCGGAAACAGGACCAGCGGTGTCAGCGTATAGTCCGGAGTGTATTCAGCTTTGTCAGCCTGGTAGACCTGCATGTCCGGCACGCTGCCCACCACCTCGATGTTACAACTGGTTTGTAACAGCCGGTAGTTGATTTCTATTTTTCGTTGCTTTGTTGCCATTGTATAAAACCATTTTAAAATGTTACAAAATTCTCCGCCACTTCAAACTGCTGCCCGTCACGCAATAACGCCTGTGCTTTAAACGTACACACCCGCATGTTGGTATAATTCGGTCCGAGATCATCTATCGTCAGAGGAAGATTTTTCCCGGCGCCGGCACGCTTCACCGCCCATGCGTTATCTTCTGATACATTCCCGGTATCACGCGTCCAGCTCACATCAGCGTCAAGTATATGATCTGTCACGTCACGGTTGTACAGCTTGCCGGTAATATATAGCGTTGTGGAAAAAGTCTCGATATCAAAATACCACCCCTTTGTGCTGCCGATCTCTATCGTAAATTCCGGGTTCCCTTCCAGCATCGCCCATCCGGCCGCCGCATATTGCGGTTCGTCGGCTGTTCCCGTCATCAGGCACTTCCATTTGCAGCCGTAGTGCCAAACCGTGTCCGCCCGCTCCTGCGTATTGGTGTAAGGATTGTCAGAGGACGCGACTTCGGCCGACCAAAAGCCACGGTCCACCAGTTCCTGTACGGGCAGTCCCTGCCAGTCCACACGGTAAAGTTCACCGAAGATGCCGGCACGGGCGAATATGTACGAGTGCTTATAGTTGACGGGGAGATTGTCAAACAAATCCAAATTGGGCAAACGCCCCAATATCATGTAATAGTTGTTCTGTTCCAAGACAGGCTTCGTTACTCCTTCCAGCCAGACAAGACATTTATCCGTGGTGGCGGACAAATACCAGTAGCTTTGCCTGTCCTCATTGAAGGCGTTTCCTCTTCTGGTAATGATCGTCAACTCTGTGGGAGGATAGTTTTTACCGCCCGGCACCTCACTGTCCGGGTATGACAACACCGAGATGGAGTTGGCCGGGACATTCTTGGACAGCACGCGCATCCACGAGGCGTAATACTCCCCCGTTGAAAAGAGGTTGTTTACAATCCCGTACACTATATCACCCTCCTGGAATGCGGTGAAGTCATTCTCCCAGCGCTTGCGCAATTTCAGGGTATAAGTTCCGTCGCTCTCTAAAGCCACGGACTCAATGACTCCGTTCTCGGAATATGAGGTGTCGCCTTCCTGCGCATTCAGACGGTTATAGATGATTTCCTTGAACACTGCGGAGCCGCGTACCTCAAGACGCTCGAACTGACCGCGCCCGTCAGGATAGATACCGGCACCTTTACCGGCAATCATGGAGTCGATGAACTTGCCGAACTTCAATAAGAAATTTGTTCCGTCCGCTTGATCCTTACGAAGGAACATTACTAAGGAGCGCAATGCGGAATACACGTTATGGTCTGTCGCAGGGGTGGAGTCGTGGCTTCCGATCACATACACACCGCTGCCACCACCGCCCGTATAGGTCTGTCCCTTCAGGGTAAGGCTCTCAACCTTTTCCTCCAGCTCCCCGATACGGGAATAGGCGGTGGTTTCCCCGACAGTATAAACAGGTGAGTCAAAGGAATAGTCAAGATTGAATTCAAATCCGATAACCCTTGACTGTCTTCCGTTCTCGAAATAAGCCTTGTTGATAAGGTTGACCTTTTGACCGATGCCATAGAAATTATGAACGCCATCCTCACGGTATGCGTCATTTGACATCATCGTGCAGCCATAGGTACTCGGGTCTATCTTGGATTTGGCAGCGTACTTTTCAGTCTTTTCCTTCAACTCCTGCTCGGCGGCACCCACAAGCCCCAGTTCGGTTATTTTCGTGCTGTCCCAGCCGGAAAGCACATATTCATCTCCATCCTGGGGAAAGAGCACATCACCGGGAAGCGGTCTGCCATAGTCCTCATTCCTGACTATCTCCCAAAGCTGTGCCTCAGGGTTCCATCCGCCATCCTCCAATTTCTCCGGCTTTCCCTCAGGATTGAACTTCACGGCGAACTCCAAACCGTTGAGAAGCCCGGACGCGAAACGTATCCTCAGCTCCCGACCGGGGAGGATATATTTCTCGGAAAAGTTAACACCCGTGTCCCTAAAGCGGTAGGCATTCCATTTTTCCTCGGTGGTTGTGCCGTCCTCATTCTCCACCTTGTCCGTCACTTCGATAGTGGTGACATCCGACATGATGCCCGTTCTTCGGGGATAGACTTCATCGAAGATAACCACCTGCTCGACGGCTTCCTCGGTAGTCATATCAGGATAAGCGTCAATGTAAGGAGTGCCTTCGGGCAACATTAAGCGTTTTTGCACCACGCCGTTCACAACCACAGTCTCGTCAACCGGACGGTAGTCAGATGGGATATTCTTTGTTGAACCAAAAGCGTAGATACGGGTGGCATAAGTGGACCGGGATTCTGACTGTGACATTTCCTGCACGTTTTTCCCGATTTCGAAATCCACCGCATCGCCAGACTCACAACGTCCGAAATGGATGATGTTTTCAGTCACCCAACATTCGCAATCCCATTTCTTCGCCATCTCAAAACAAGCGTCAAGGATGTTGATGTTATCGTAACTCATCAACTGGGACTTGTTTTCGACTGTGGAATCAATGGAGAAAACAAAATCCTGTCCTTTGTATGTGTAACCAAGAGCTTTCAAATTTCTAAGGACTATACCGGCTTGTACGTCAAGCGGAGCGGTCAGGTTCCAGGACGCCTCCTGTCCGGTCGTCTCCGGGGTATATTTGAAGATTTTGTTTTTCCATTTCCAGTAGTAGGCGTCAAGTCTTAATTCGTAATCGTAGCCGGCGGTATTAGTGTTGAATGCGGGCTTCTGCAAGTCGCACACCTCGAACAATCCGAAGTTACATTCCACGTATGAGCCAAGTTTGAAATATATGGGATTCTCTAAGGAGAACTTTAACATGATGTAGTCCTCCTTCATCAGAGTGAACTTACGCTTGCAGCCTTCATTGATCAAAGTTGTAAGCTGGATAGCACCGGATATGTCTTTGATGTCGATTTGTTCCATGTCTTCAAAGTTCGGGGATAAAAAAAAGAGTGCCCAATTTTGAGCACTCACATACACGACAATAAAACCAATGTCGTGAATTAGCTTCTGTTTGCCGGATTTGGCTCGTTAAACTTGGCTGAAATTTTTCCGAAAGTTCGGTCTAAACTCTGTGCGTAAGTGACACTCTTGCCAGTATAAATAAGATGGTAAACCTCGCTACTATTAGCAGGAATCTGAATATCAACCACACCTTTATACAGCTCATCAAAGAAAGCTTTCTTCTTTGCTTGATAATCAGACTGAGAATTACTCTCGATAGTGAACGAAAGAGTTATTTCCCTCTCATCGACTTTAGGATTATTGATTATTACCCGTTTCCCATGTTCAAGTCGGCTTTTGTTCTCAATAAAATCCTTCATGGGAGCGGATGCCCCAATAACATCAAGAAACCCCTCTCCCATTCTCACACCCCATGTTGTATAAGCGTTTTCGCCATTAATTAATAATTCATCCATAGACTATAATTTTGCTGTATTCTTTTTAACTTCTGCTATATCTCTTTGCATCTGTTGAATAGGTTTGACGATTGCCCCTGTATTTTCTGAAATCTGTACCAATTCAAGATAAGATTGTGCTATCAAATCTCGCGTATCATCAGCGATATTCCTTGTTTCCGTATTTATGGAAAGTAGAGCATCTGCTTTTACTGTCAGTAGATTAAGTGATTGAGATTGAATAATATTCTGATTCTTTATCTCTTCTCCTGCAATCTGCAATGCTGTAAACCGCCCGTTCAACTCTTCGCCGGTATCTTGAGACATGGTTTGGAAACCTTTGCTGCTTGCAGACTGGGAAGCTGCTTCCTGTGAAATCTTGTCATATCCGGTTGCTGCGGCAAGCTCGTCACGGAGCTTCATGGCTTCGTCCACATAACCCATGTATTCATCCATCAGCTCCTTACGCTCATTATTATCAAGCGTACCATCATCCTTCATGGCTTCACCGAATTTATCATACCATGTCCTCAGTTTGTCACTAAACTGTTCACCGATGGCATTTGACAGCATCGCCTGCATGAAATATTTGGATATGTCATCAGCAAAATCCTCCGCACTCTTCTCCATATCCATCAGACTGCTTATAAAACTGTCATACATGGAATCGAATGACATTCCGATCAGGCCCTCATAAAGACTGTCGGTCAGTTCTTCCAGTTTTCCTGCCTGCTCTATATAATCATCCAGCTTGTCGGTAACACGCTCACCGTAACCTCCCTTACCGGAAGATTCCATGATATCCCATAACCATACGTCCGACCGTAGAGCCTTCATCTGTTCGGGGGTCAGATTCCACAAGGAATCGGTGCCGGAGAAATCCTGCATGCCGGTAGCTTTTCTTGCGTGTTCCAGCATTTCATCCGTCCATTTCAGATAATGCTGCCAGCTGCCGTGGCTCTTATGATATCCGGCTTGCTCCTTTGCTATTTGCAGATAGTTTTTATTGACTTCCTCCTGATACTTTACAGCTTCCCTGTAAGATTCAACCGATTTCATTCCCTTGCTTGCCTTCATCTCGTCAGTCAGATCCTCGATGGCCGTTTGCAAAGTTCCATTCCTGTCCGTCAGCCTGTCTATCGTTTCCTGTACTTCCTTGGCGTTTCCACCTATTCCAAACAAGGAGTTGAAGCCTCCGAATGAGATTGCGTTCAGGATGTTTCCTATGCCGTTCCTCAATGACTTGCCGATTGTGACAAACAAATCCCCTGACAAGACATCACCGATAATTCCACTGACAGCGTTCAGAACAGCATCAAGCAGACCACCGACAAGATCACTTAATCCGTCTTTGAGTACGTCAATGATGGACAGAATCCATCCGACAATGGGGACCTCCTTAAGAGATTCTGACGTTTTTCCTATGACATCCTTGAATCCGTTCACGGTTTTGATAATTCCGCTATATGCGTTATACAATCCACCGGATGAAATCTGCTGCAAGCCTCCCAATAAATTTTCCATGCTTGCTTTCAGTATGGTGGCAGTATCAGTCACATTACGCTGGGCCTGATTGGCGATATCAGTCTGTGTCTTCACATTGGCGGATGCAATGTCAGCATTCTGCCGTGCTGTTTCAAGAGCGTTTGCTGCGGCTTGTTTCTCACTTTCCGTTCCGCCCTTCTGCGCTTTGGTGTAATCATCCTGTGATTTCTTTAGTCTTTCCAAAGCAGCTGTTTCAATCCCTATGGCACTGATACGATTCTGTTCTGCTATTTGATAGGCTTTTACATCCTCTCCAAGTTTCTTGAAGTTGACTCCACTTGTACCACCCAAAGACTTTTCCATCTGGCTGATGGCGTCAATCAATGATTTCTGGCTTGCCTGATCGGAGTTCTTGAACTTGTCAGTCCGTACATATTTTTTCGCTTCGTCCAAGGCGGGCTTTATCATGTCGGAAAACATGGAACCAAACTCACCGAACACAGTAACCCAATCTATATTGGCTTTTATGGCTTCTGTTTCCTTGTTCTGTATGGCAACATCACGTTGTTTCTCCAGTAACTTTACTTGTGCACTATTAACACCGTTTTCTTCCTGTGCTTTCCTTATTTTTTCCGCATACTCTTGGGCGATAGCCAATTTCTGCTGCTGGAACGTGCCATATTCTTTCAAGTAGTCGTTCAAAGCCTGTTGTTCGGCTTTCAGCTGTCCTTCAGTTACATCGGAAATATCTTTATCTCTCATACTTTCGGCATTGGTATAAGCTTCTGAAATTTTCTGTGCCTGCTTGTCGGTCAGCTTACCGTTACCGGCTTTGCTCCATTCTTCCTCCTGTTTTCTTATCGCATCAATCTGTTTCTGATAATCAAGGTCAATCTGTTTCAACTTCTTTTCCGTGCCTTCTCTCATCAGGTTGATTTCATCCTGTTGGTTCTGACGGTGAAGTGAAAGAAGTTGCCCGTCCAGCTTTTCCTGATTTTCTTTTTGCTTTTTTGCTAGATTTTCCTGTCTGGTCAGTGCGCTTCCGGTTACTCCGCCCAGCTCCTTGTATGTCTTTTCGGATGCCTCCATCTTATCTTTGGCTTCTTTCACCTGTTTCGATGTAGCCGTCTGATCTTTGATTAAGGCCTCATACCCTTTTTTCGCTTTCTCCCATTCGACTTTAGCATTTGCCAAATCCTCTTGATATGTAGTTTCTTGTGTTTCCTGTCTGTTCTCAACTTCCAATTGGGTATTGATTTCTGACAAGACATCTTTTCTTGCGTTTACCAATTCATTCTTCAGGTCTTCGATACGCTGTGCCTGAACCTTCATTTCGGAACGGTTGTTCTCTTTCCTTGCCAGATTATAAGCCCATTCTGCACTTTTTATTTGTTGTTCCAAAGATTCGACTATAGCCTGTTTTGACTGTGTTTTGGATTTTGAAACCTCTTCATTATATGCCTTCCAAAACCCAGTCAAGTCATGTATATGACCTTTCTCATCGACATACTTCTTAAAGAGTACAGGATATAGTTTCTCAATGTCTTTTAAGGCTTTAAGTTTAGTGGTCTCGGCTTCCACCTCGCTATTAATAGTGCTAACAAGACCTTCCAAAGTACGTTTCCGATCTTCTTCGTCCGTGTCGAGTTTTTCTATTTTCTTGTTGTACGAGTCCAAAGCACGTTCAGCAGATGTTGTGCTGTCGGATAATGCCCACATGGCAGCTCCAAGTCCTACTACAGCAGTAGCCAACAACACATAAGGATTGGTAAGCATTGCAGCGTTTAAAGCTAACTGCGCTTTTCGTGCCAGTACACGGGCATTGGTAAGTCCAATCTCCACAAGAGTATGTTTACTTTCGGCAGCAGTAACAAGCATCACTGCGGTCCGGTATGTACCATAAGTAACCACTAATCCAGCCAAGATCCTACCTACTGTTTCATAATTCTGAATCAACGAAGTTGTCATTTGAATACCGTCCATGATAACACTTTCCGACTTTGTTCCCAATTCGTTAAACACGGAATCCAAAGCATCCTGCATCATAGACAACTGACCATTGATAGTCTTTGAAGCATTCTCAGACATATTATAGAACTTACCACCTGCGGAAGTTGCATCAATGAATGCCTGTTGAACCATTTCAGCGGAAACAGCACCTTTGGACATTTCATCTTTCAAAGTTGCGATAGATTTTCCGGTCTTTTCGGAGATAATCTGTAACGGGTTGAATCCAGCGTTTATCATTTGATTCAAATCCTGCCCCATAAGTTTACCCGCTGCTGACATCTGTGAAAATGCCAAAGTTAGCGAATTGAACTTACTGGATTCCCCCATAGAAATATCACTAATGGCTTTCAAGTATTTGATAGTGTCTTCTGCTTGTATGTTAAATCCAAGCATCATCTTTTCTGCTCCAACCATATCTGACATAGTAAGTGGAGAAATCTTAGCCAGCTCCTTGATTTGCGGAATCAGTTGTCCTGCCATATCCTTTCCAACCATAGTCTCAATAGCGGTCTGCATGGATTGAAATTCTCCACGAACACGAATCATTTCAGAACCTAATGCCTTTAATACTCCAGCACCACCAATAACTGCCAATGCTTTCTTCCAAGAAATAGCGATACCGTTGTTACTCTCTACGATTTCCTTAGCATTATCATTGTAAAGGGCGTATTCATCCCGAAGTTTCTTTACGGAAAGACGCGCTTCGGCTTGTTGTTGGGTTAATCCAAATAAAGCTGCCTTTTCTTCATCAAGAGCTTTGCGGGCAGCATTGTATTCTTCTAACTTGCTATTTGCTGATAACGGATTCCTTTTCAATGCTATACGATAAGCATCCCCAAGTCGTTTTACATCCGCTTCAATATCCTTAACTACCGCTTTTTGAGCAAGAATCTTCTCTGTGAATCCATTCACGGCCTGGGAAGCATCGAAGATTTTCCTTTTGAATCCCGTTTCCATCTCCGCTCCAGCTTTGGCTGCATTAGTCACCAACTCATCCAATCTTTGGTTGGATGCAGCAAGTTGGGCATTCAAAGCCTTGAAAGCAGCAGGAGTCTGCGTGCCATCCATGCTCATTAACTCCTGCTTTAATTTTGCAATTTCATTACGAAGTCTTACAACTTCTTCCCAGTCACTACCTATCTTAAAATATAATTTTGACATATCTATTTCTTTTTCCTACGATTAGCCAATTCCTTACCACTGATTCTATTCACCTTCTGACCACCATATACTGCGCGTAATTTATCCCGTTGCATCATCAGCAGATTCCGATAAGGGATAATCTCAAACACTTCTGTATAACTCAGATGCAGCGTGTCAATCAAATGGGCTATCTGCCCGAAGAACGTTGTGTTTCCTACTGTTTCGGTCTTGCTGCCAGCATCGACACGTTCCTCATCGAGCTGACACACTGAAAAGCCGAAATATCCATCATAGAGAAACAGACTTCCAAGGCATCTTTGACTTCTTCAAAAGTGCCGTTCTCCAATTCTTTGACCAAACTATCATTCCCGCAGATAAAGCATGAAATACCTTTCAGCATATCTTCAGTAGCTTCAGGAAGCTCTTTAATAGCTTCCATGACATTATCTCCAGTCATGCCGATATTGGAAAAATGATGAATGGCACGACAGATAATTTTAATTGTAGGAGGTTTAATGGTATAAACCATCCCTCCTATCTCCACATTCATGAAATCCAGCCCTAACAAAGCATCAGAAACCGTTTTTGCTGCTTGATTCATATTCTTAAACTAAAAGGGGGAATGGTATATATCCATCCCCCGGTTATCACTCTTGTGCTTTTACCAATGTTATCTCTTTTTTAAGAGTGGTATCAACTTCAGAAGGAGTGGTTTTAATATCTCCTGACTGAGTGACGTACCCCACTTTCGACACTTCATAGTGAACGGTAGCCCCAGCATTCACCTGCTTTGACTTGACCGTTGCACCGTCCAGCTTTACGGTCGCATCGGAAGGAGTAGGTACAATGGTTACTGTAGTTCATGCCTGCAAAGCTTTAATCTGCCCTTCTTCATAGTTATACTCAGAAGAAACACCTTCGATTCCCGGTTCCTGCACCAAGCCTTTTACAGCGATTGCAATTGCCTTATCCGTATTGGCTTCACGGGAAACAATACGGCATTTTGGGAAGATGAACCAGACATCATCATCGGTCAGACAGAACAATGCTTTGTTGATAATAACTTTATCCAAAGCACGCTTCCAACCTACATCTTTAGATGTTGCCTGAATAACATCGCCACCCATGAACGCTTTCTTGGTCTTCCAGTCATATTGTCCGATAGAGAAAGCGGGCGATACTTCTCCCGGCACATCATCGTAACGGTAATTCTTTCCCGTTAATTGGTTCTTGTACCCAGTGACGGAGGCTTCCGTTTCCTCAATCTGCCACGTTTCCCCGTGTACATTCAAAACCTCATCTTTCGCTTTGATAGCGGCTTGAATCAAAGTCTTTGCGATTTCGGGGGTAATGTCTGCCGTTACCTTATCAATATCGGCAAACAAGATTCTTTTTATTCCTACTGCTGAAATCATAATCTTATAGTTTTACATTTATTACTTCAAATAAAATTCTCACATTCACGTAATGGCATTTCAAAGCTGTATCCGCTTCCGTGCCAATTGATTCGATAGAGTAACGATAGGTTGTACCGTCATAGGTGCTTACTACATCATCAAACAGCTTGCCAGCCTTTCTTTCAAGTTCGTTAAGCCGGATTGTGTTCGCTTCATTCTCGCTTAAATTGGGTACACATAGATTCACTTCTGCGAAAGACTTCTTCCAATACTTTCCCGGCTGTTGTTTCTTCGTGTGGATAACGATTCTTTCAGAGGTCAATTCACCCGTCAGCGTTTCTCCTGCTGGCACTATACCTATCCCGAAAGCCTTGCAATCCCGGTAGAGGATGTTTCCTATGTCGGTGGTTACTATCATTCAAATTCTTCTTTTAATCGTTTCTCCGCATATAAAGCGGCACTACTTAAAACATCAAATCCCTTAGATTCCACGAATGAAGCGTATTCCGCTTCGTTTTTCAGCGTCAAACCGTCTTTATCGACATCGTAATCATTGGACGTTCTCAAAGTGAGTGTGTGGTCTTGATAATCGCCATGTTCCTCCGCGTACTTCACGGCTTCATCGCCTACATCAATCATCTTCTTTTCGACCTCCCATTCTCCTTCATCGAAAAAGGAGTCGACATCTGAGAAATCGAAATCTACATCCATAATTCCGAGTAGTTAAAGTAGTTTGTACTCTTTACCGTGTAGACTTCGCCTTGACCTCTTACGCCATCACCATCCATGCAACGTACTTCATCGCCAGCCTTGACAGTAATTCTTTTCTCACATACTACATGATAGTTAGGGCGATATACTGAGCCGTTTTCTGACTTAAACTCCTTGGTCGTGTTGTCATCACAACGGCACTTACATACCTCCTGCCAGTATTCACCACCGGTACCGGGAATAGGTCTGCCAAACTCATCCTTATCCATCGGGGTGATAACTTTTACCTGCAATATGTGTGGAGCGAATATCATAAGAAAGTCACTTTAGGTTTGTTACCCAGTTCGTCTTTCAAACCGTACTGTTTACACAGAAATGAATAGTAATCCTTAATGCCTTGAATGTTCCAAGACATAGAAAAACCGCTTTCGCTGATGGAAGTGGCACGAAGCAATAGAGAGGGGATGAACTTCGCAATTGCCACCGACACCCGTGTTTGGCAATCCTCGTTCATCTCACCCCCTCCGCTTATCTTTGCGTTCAGACATATATCGAAAAGGTCAGCCTCCGACAAGTTAACGCCGAAGGTCTGAAACTTCTGTAATATATAATCGTTTACTGTCATGCGTTCATCTCACTCAAATCGAAGTTCACAATCAAGTTCGGGTTCGCAATCTGCGGAATCCATTCGGCTGTGTATTCCAGATAGCGACCATTGCCGTCCTTGTAACCTGAAATCAGCATATCGCCATCTGCCTGAGTGTAATTACGTCCCGGTACACCATCCACAGCTTCATAAGGAGTGTGGAAGCGCATATAACCGATTTTATCCTGCGGAAGCAGGGAAATACGACCATCTGCATAAATGGGGATATTCTTACCTGTTTGGTCTACCACATAATCTTCCTTGATTTCAATAGCCGGAAGTCCGATACCTGTAAAAATGGTAGAAGCTAGTTGCGAGGTGATAAGCCCGGTAGACATATACATCTCGTTGCCTGTAAGCTGCATTTTGAACTTATCTCCAAATTCACTTGAACCGATAATATTCTTGACGAATGTGCCACGGCTCATAATCATTTTCGGGAATGTACCGTAGATAGCTCTCAATTCATTAAGTGTTTGCTGCAAGTACGTGATAAAATGGTCTTTATCTTCAGTGCCCGGTTTGATGAACTTGAAGGGTAAGTCGATGTTCAGTAATTCAACACCTCCTGCGTTTTTGTCCTTATTCTTCACGCTTGCTGCTCCAGTCATCAACAAAGAGCCTACAATAATATCCATACGCTTGTGGGCTGCAAGAAGTACCTGACGATAATCGTCATAGATAAAATCCACGATTTCACGCATGGCTGCTTTCTGGTCTTCCGGTTTGGCGGCATTATACTTACCTATCAAGTCCTGCAAGTCAGACAAACGGTCAATTGAGATTTGATAGCGGTCACCCAAATAGGCAATCTCACCATATCCGGAACCGATATTCCTGCGTTCACGGATAGGCTTTTCGCCATAACGGGAGTTGATGGAACCAGCCATCACGCCAGTAACCTGACCGATGTAGTCTTTAAATACACGAGTAGTAGTCCTACGGAAGCTCAAATACTGCTGCCAATAAATTGTGTCCTTTCTTGTCTTGAGGACACGCTGAATCACTGCATTTACAATGTTCGGGTCATTAAACAATGTATGAATAGTTAGCATCATATATTAGTCCTCCTTTCTTTATTTTGCCATTATACCTGCGTTTTTCAACGCTGTCAATAATCCGTTAAAGTTTTCTACCGACACCGTACCAGATGCATCATTCACTTTGGCTGCCTGCTTTACACCTCCAAGAGCAGAAGTCGTAGCTGCTGTTAAAGTATACTTGTTAGCTTGTGCTGCAACCCCATCCAATTTGGCTTTATCTTCCTTACTCATCAAACCGTCCTGACTAGAAGAAGCCTTAGGAATAGATACGGCTTCTTTTTCTTGTTTGACATCCAAAGCGTTAAACTGGAAGTGCGGCATATTCGCCTTGTCAATATCTGCGAAAGGCATTACCAGCTTGGTCGGTTCGATTTCAAACGCACGCATCAAAAGGGAAACCAATACTATGCCATCCTCTACCTGCTTCCTTTCATACAGAGCTGAATTTGCGATAACTTTGGGCGTTGTACCGTCTGCGGCTGTCGCTTCGTAAAGAACTGTTCCAGCTTCTAGATTTTCTCCAAAGTCTGCCGCTAACGTCAGCTTATCAAAAGCTTTGTCAGCCTTGTCAATAGCGTTGATTGTCGCTCCATGCGCACCGTTACCCAAGTGCATACCTTTGTAAGCCAAAGAACGTTTCTTGATTTTCAATGTGGTATTGGAGCCTGTCGTAAACTTCTCATATACTTCCACACGGATAGCCACTTGGGATGTTTTCTTCACCAAGTCAGCTGCAATCGGTGTGAATGAGGGCAAGTACAAGCCGACAACGAGGTTGGTTGTGTCCAACTTGTACGGGCCTCTGCGTCTGCGTCCGGTTTCTACGTCGTAGCGTTCTTCCTGCTCAACTTCCGGTTCAAGATTATACTTAAATCCTGCTGCCATAAAATCACTGTTTTTGTTGTTCTACAATTTCTTTAGTGTCGTCTGCAATCATTTTCGCAAACGCCTGAGTCTCATTCTCCAGTTCTTTTTTTGCTGTATCTGGAGGAACTACACCCTTAAAGCCGTCATTCGCAAACTCCTGCTTCAAGTCCTTGAAGTATGCGTCCAAGTCCTCATCGTCCTTAATGGCGCATCGTTTGGCGTAGTTTTCGGGAATACCATACTCCTTTGCCAAAATCTGCTGGCTACGTGTTGTTTGAGCCTTTTCCGTTTCTAACTGTGTTAGCTTATCAGAAAGGTTCTTGTTGGAGTCAATTAAAGCTTGCGCCCATGCAGGCACATCGTCTTTATTCTCTTCCGTTTTGGTGGTTGTGGTAGTCTCGATTGGCTTACCGTCTTTAAGGTTATGCCTCTTCTCGTAGTTAGTCACTGCCGTTTTTGAAGCATCCCCGGCACGGAAATCACCATAGGAATTAAGCACGTCCGAAAAGCTGATACCCTCAACAATAGAGTTTACCTTTGTCTCGTCCGTTACACCCTCTGCCTTTTTGGTGGCAATGCGGGTAAGAATAGCAGTGTCCACCCCAGCGAATTTCTGTTGTAGCCCTGCTAAGATTTGTTCTAAGATTGTCATACCGTATGAATTTGATTTATAAATTTCTACGGTAAATTTCGTTATTTATAAAGAAGGTGAAAAATTATCAGATAGGTGATACACGACAATAAAACGATTGTCGTAAAATGGTATAAAAAAAGGCGTGAAACCGAATGAATCACGCCTAAAATATATCACGACAAAAACTTATACTTATACTCCCAACACTATATTTGCATCAATATTTAGCTTCCGGCTTATCTCACGAGCAACTTTCAAGGTTGGTTCACATTTACCAGATATATAATCACTTAATCGTGATGGGCTGACACCAACCAACTTTGCAAGTGATTTTTGATTAAGCCCCATTTCGTACATACGAAGTTTAAGAACATCCACAAGTGTTGGTTCTCCCAATGCAAAATGTTCTTCGGAATAATCAGCAACCAAATTAGAAAGAAGCTCCAATTCTATGCTATTTGGGTCATTCAAAGGAGTATCATCTTTCACTAATGGAAGAAGTTCCTCTACTCTTTTCACCGCCCATTCATATTGGGCTTGATTTTCTATCTTTGTCATAATCCTAAATATTAGCGCAATCTATTTTATCATATTCTTTATGAGTACCAATAAAGCGAATATACACAAACTGAATAGTGAATTTAATCACTACTACCAAACGATAGTTATTGCCTTTGATATTGAAAACATAGTGTTGATTACCTACACTATCAACGCTATTAAACGTTTTCTTAATATCGGCAAAACAGGTCCACTTGCTTCTTTTCACAATGGTAGTCCATTCTTGCAAAGCGACCTTTGAATCGGGATGGTTCTCTGCATATTCTTTTAATGCTTGTTCGGTAAATATTCTCATTGGTTACTCAATTATCGTGTGACAAAAATACATATATAATTCTATAATTCAAAATTATATTCTAATATTTATAATTTAAAAGAGCAAAAAAATAGCGGCAACTCTTTGAAGCCACCGCTAACTATTTTTCTTATACTAAAACTATAAGTCCCGTAATTTTTCTAACTAAGAGGCGTTTTTCTTTCCCTTATCTCCGATTTGCTCATTCTTTGCTGCTTGTTCCTCTTTGATTTCTGCAAGTTCCTCTTCTACCCTATCAGCATTTCCGGCAAACATGATTCCCTCACGCGTTGACCAGATGCCACCACTGACAGCGGAAACGGCAGTAGTCACCTTATCATTCAAATCATCAATCATATATGGAACCAGTTCTGTTTCTATGTCAATGGTCTGCGATGCCTTGCTAAACTCGGTTGGATTGATAGAGCCTAAAGCGGAAACAATGAAATTTACTCTCCGCTGCAAGAACTCACCGATAACCTCACCGTGATTTTCTACCGCCATATGTGCACCCATGAACATAAAACGGAAAGCGGTTCCTGATGCTTTGCCTACCCCCTTCAACGTCTCAAAGGATATTCTTGGAGTGTTTGACATATCATAAGCCATATTAGTGAGTGTTTCTGCTTCAAATTTTACGGTATCTGGCACCTGATTCCATGTTAAATATCGTGCACCAGCCCCCTCTCCTTCCAGTTTTACCATTCTATCCTTTGTCTTACCAGTGAACCCTATCACTTCACCAATTAATTCCAAAATGGGGAAAAAATGATAGTCGATACAATCAGCATAATTGGATAATAGTTTCTCCAACCGGACCCGGAAGGTCTTTATCTTCTTGCAATAAGGTTCAGGACGATAAGCATAGAGAACCGGTAGTTTTGGGAATCCATGAGCGAAAGACGTTCTTTCCTCATATCCTTTGGACAAATCCCATTGATAAACCATTTTATCCGTGATAGTCATAAAGCAGATGACCTCCGAATCATCCATGAGCTTCTTTTTATACTCACGTGAGAAAGCAATCATTTTACCTTCGTCGTTAAAGAACGGGTATAGTTTATCACCTCTGAATGGAGACCATAACACGCTTTTCAGTTTCTTGGTGGGCTTGACCTTGCCACCGAACGTAGTCTTAACTTTCTTCCAAAACTTTGCCCAAAACGAATCATCATCGGTAACATACCAATATTCTGCCGCTTCTTGTTCGGAGAGCCAGGCACGGACAATCTTCTTGTTTTGGTATTTGATTTTGTTGGATTTAAATACAGCCTTTACCGCATCCAGCAGCTTCTTTTCATCATCATCAGTCGGAGTGCAATCCATAGACGGTTCTGTGCCGACCGTGAAAGCAGTTTGAATATTCACTATATCCTGTTCCAATGGAATGGAGATACGGTTCACCGGTTCAGTCTTATACTTTGCTTCGATTTCATAAGTCTTACCAGTTTTTTCATCGAAGTGTTTCTCTGCTTCTTTTTCAAGAACCTTTCTGTCCGGATACTTCTTTTTGTCAACCATGATTTCATGTCGTTCCGGATTCCAATCATCCCAAAGTTTGCAACGGTCGGGAAGTTCAGTCTTCCTACCTTTCTTCAGGTAGTTTATCTTCTGCCCGATGTCAGGCAATGCTAATATTTCTTCTAAATTCAATGGCATAGTTTATATTTTTAATGTGTGAATATTCCTGTTAAATCTTTCGGTTTCTGAATCTTACCAAGAAGCTCACCCAATATATAGTAACGTACAGCATCTATTCCGTGATTGTCATGGTCTTCCGGTTCGTTGATATAGTTCCCGTCCTTATCCTTTGCCCAAACATACTTTCTGAACTCGCTTTGCAAGTTGTACGAGCGTTTGGTTATATAAATCTCCATATCTTTCATTTTGTCAATTCCGGCATTGATAGAGCCTGCACCTTTCTCTACGGCATATATCTTGATTCCTCCGTTGTGTATCTCTTGAATCAATCGAGGGTCTGCGCTGTCAGCAATGACTTTCAATCCCCACGGGCGAAGAGTCTTGATGATGTCAGAAGAAAGCAATCCAGTACGGTAATCCACTTCATCCAAGTAAAGGGCGTTATCAACGATACCACAACGAATGGAAGCAGACGGGTCATGCGTATAACCGAAGTCTTGCCCGAAAGCAATTTTCTTTGCCCAAGCCGGGAACTCGTCAACAATTCCCCACCTCTTGAACACAGCACCTTCTGCAACGTCAGCCCAGCGACCGATAACCACATGAGCATACTTTTCAGGATTACTCACCTTCATATCTTCCACCTCTTTCAGGAACTCAGGAGAAAGGTTATCCAAGTTATCAAAATACGTAGTATGGATATGGAGCACATTCGGATGAGTGGAAATCTGAACCTGCACACCGTCAATCTCTACCAGCTTGTGAGTTTTCTCAATGTATTTCTTGTAGATGAAGTGATTGGAATCGCATGGGTTCATTATAATGATAATCCGGTTCTGAATACCCTTCTTGCGAATGGAGAGCATTATCTTGTCGAACTCATCTTCGCTTGTCCACTCTTCCGCTTCATCGCAGACAAAAGTCGTAATGCCTTGAATGGATTTCAGTTTTGCTGTCTGGTTCCCGGAAGAAGTCTTGATACCCCGAAACATGATACGGCTCTTAGTCATCTTATTGACTATATCCGTCTTTGTGGTCTTGAAATATTTCGTGGTACCGTCCAAATCTATCTTCTCCATCATTTCGGGGATGATAGACATACCGGCAGAAACCATCGTGTAACGGGTGTAAAGAATCTGATGAACTATTTTCTCTACGGGAGTCATTTCAAAAGTCAACCGCTCAATAAAGGTAGAAGCATTGAAAGACTTTCCGCTACCACGCCCACCGGTGATAAGAATTATAAATTTTTCCTTATCCTCATATAATGGATGGTAAATTTCTTGGGGTACTATCATTTTAGCTTGTCTTTAATCCAGGAATCAATGTTGATGCCATGCTCTATGTCTGTTGGAATATCAGCATTTGCAATCTTTTGGTTTTCATCAGCAGGAGATTCACCGATAAGTTCTAATAAATACCTTATAGCGTTCAAATCTGCATCACCCACAGCTTTCGCTATGAGTTTTTTTATCATGGCATCCTTTACAATGTATTTCCGACCTTTATCATCTGTAGTTTCAGCATTCAACGCAGCAATGGCAAACTCTCTTGCGGTTTTCACAAGTTCCTTTTTCTGTCTTCTCGATTCAGCCGAAAGTCTTGCGAGTTCCTGCGCTCTCTCTGTGCTAATGCGTTTGCCTTTCTGCGTTAAATTCTGTTCGTTCGCCATTATTCTACCCCAAATTCTATTCTATCCATAAATTCTTTTCCATCAATGTATCGTTCTTCAAATCCATAACCGAACATCTTCATGAAATTAGCCCTTTCTGTTGGGCTATTAAAAGACAGCACGACATAGCTTAACATTCCGTTATCCTTTTCAAAGCTATTTTGGTTGCTAATTCTGTCTTTTATCTTTTGCACTTCATTGTGACGTACAATTTGATTTTCTTTTGAATCCTCATAAAAATTATTGGAACGGTTAATGTCTTTATTCTCTTTACCTTCTTTAGTAGCTTCATCTATGGCTGATAATGAATCGTCCAATATATCTTCCTTTCTCCAAATATCATCGTTAATAGAAAAGTCCAAATCACCAATTCCAAGCATATTCAAATCGAAGTCATTCAGTCCGGCAAGGCTATAATCAATTCCATCAAGCATATCTTTTAACATATCTGAATCAAAATCGCCTTGTACGCTTCTGTTATTCATAAAGATATTCTGCTCTTTTTCAGTTTTTTCGTCCATGTGAACTACTTCAACACGAATCAAATAATCATTAGTTCTCGTGTCAGGATTGTATTTATTTACTTCATCTATCACTGAAATACGTTGATGACCAGAAACAAGGTTGCCAGTAACCTCATTCCATACGATACCACCAAGCAACCCTACACGCTTTAGGTTTGCTTTCAGGTTCTTTCTTGCTTCTTGTGTTATTTTGCGAGGATTGTAGTTAGCGAAGTTTATATCACTCCGCTGTATTTCTCTACTTTCCGGTTGAATTATTTTGTTCTCTTTCATAATCGAATATTAATTTTTCGGAATATGGGAACTCTTTCAAAATGCGTTTATAATCATTGGGATATTTACTACGCATTAATAGCATCGTATTTAAATCAATAGTAAATCCTTGACTTATAGCGTTTGCATCATAGATAAAAGGTTGTATCAATCCACTTTGCCTAATATATTGAAGCACTTCTTTGTTTGTCCACAATGCAAGAGGATAAACCATGCCTTTATCTGTTACATAGCCGGTTTTAGCAAACTTCTTTAAACGCATCCGTTTCATATAGCCATCTACGCCTTTCATTCCGCTGAATCCGTACATGACGCCTGTCTCTTCTCTTACAAATTGTTCTATTTCACCAATCTTTCTCGGCTTTATAGAACTATCTGGTTCACGAAAAAAGCCCCAGAAATCGTAATAGTCACGCTGAAAATGTCTAATTTTGCGTACTTCTACATTTTTGTAATGATTTTCTGCCCATTTGATATAAGGCTGCACATGGTCTAAATTTGGTATGAGGTACATATAATAGCATATAACCTTATCAAATACACCTGCAAGCATATCCAATAAAGCTATACCGTCTTTACCACCGGCTGAATAAAACAACACAGCAGTGTCCGTTTTATCACGAACACTGCGTATTATCTGCATTGTAAGGGCATACTTGTTCATAGGCTAACCATTTGAACCATTTGCTCCACGAACCCCAAAGGCAACACGTAAGTCATACCGTCTTTGGTCTCTATTTCCTAACTGCGTTGTACCAGCTTCACCGCCACGTCTGGCAACCAATCTACCACCAGCCCCTGCACCGTTCATATTACGGCGCGGTCCCATTGTTCTGTTAATTCTTCTCCTTGTACTACCGACTCAGCTAATAAATTTTAAAATTAAACAATCAAACATTATCTGTACTAAGTATCTTACCCAAATGATACCATACTTGGCAAACAAGATATTCTTTGCCGTTTTCTTCAAATACTTGGTCGTTACCATCTTCATCTGTAAAAATGATAAATTCAGCACTCTTAACCTCCACCGTAAGACGTGGCGCATCTTTTCGTCTGCCATTTATAAGAACCAAAGCGTCATACTTTATTGGTACTACATCCACATCCTTATCATCATTTGGTATATCTTCTTGCCGTTTGTATCTTTTGCCATCGTGTTCAAAATATACATATCTTGTAACATTTGAGGGGTAAACATATCTATGTTCTATGTCTTGTTCACCTTTTAAGATAGATTGAAAACTATCTTTTTTAATCTGTAATGTTAATACATTCATAATCGTGTCATTTTTTTAATTAATACTCAATAGTTGCGGGGGGCTGAATCGAACAACCGACCTTCACCAAGTCAAAGTGAAAAGCTACCACTGCTACACCCCGCGATAGTACCCCAAAGGTACTACCACAACCAAAGATAACGAAATATCTTCAATCGTTATACACGACAATCGGCTTATTGTCGTGAACTAAGCCATTTGTCCCGTCTTTCTCTACACGCCTCTAAGGTAGGCGCACAACAAGCAAAGAGTTCACCACTTTCAGTACGGTAGTCGTACTGGTACATTCTCACTCTTTTACCTCTCAACCTGGTGTTGTAGGTGGTGTAATTTTCTTTACCGGGTTGACATACGCTGCAACCGTTTACATTTATTGAGTTCATAATTCAAGTAATTGTTTCGTTTTATCCACGTCTACAAAACTCGTCCACCCTGCTTTATGCAGTTTTATAGCTGCCTCTCTGATTGTGATTTTACCACTCTTGACACTTTCTTTCAAAGATTCTAATACATTCTTCATTCTTAATTCATTTTCACATTCAATCTTTCTTCACTCGTATAAGTCACTACAAGCCCAGTTTCATCATGCTGTATGGTGATGTACTTTTCACCCCTCTCTATGGTGGTAAAATCGCACATACTACATAACTTACCCAATACTTTACCCAGTTGCTTCATCAGTGGGGCTTCAGGGCTGATAACTAAAACTAAATCTGCTTTCATAATCGTGTATATTGTGGCAGCTCGAAAGCTACCGGATTAGAACTCAACCAATATCAATCTTTCTAAAGAACCTGATGCTTTCACCCACATATGATTATGTCCGAAACCATAATCGAAAAACAGTTTAAAATAAGAGTATCTTACTATTAAAGAGTTCATACAGCCTCTTAACTCGTCTTCTGACATACAAGAAGTTATTTCATTGATAATTTGAACGAAAAGGTGTAAAACTTCTGGTTCATTATTCAATAACGGTTTTTCTATAACTGCTTTTAAAAATATATTTTCTTTCATATTCCTCTATATTGCGCAGGGCTTTCGCCCTGCCGATTTATGTTAATGCGTTTTATCCTCATGTAATAACTCGCAGTAAACTGGTGTTGTGGCATCTGTGTGCTTATTGGCTATAAGAACCTCATTACTATCCCAGTTAATATATACCTGTGTAGCAAATGCACCGAAAAACTGAATTTCTTTCGTGCCAAACAATACCACCGCGTCATCATTTACATTTGCAAGTGCTGCAATTAATTCTTTCTTGGTCATATTCTTTTTTGTTGCGCAGGGCTTTCGCCCTGCTGATTAAACTTATGCTAATTCTATCGCTCTTGCAGGCACACAAATCATAGTCCATGTTTTGCCCTCTTTTAGGTAATCCACAGAGTATTCAACTTCAAAAGTGCAAACATTCATATCAACACCTGAAATAGTACCTTCTACCTTACCATTTTTAGTAGTTACGACTACTGAGTGACCTTTCTTAAATTCTGTTGCTTTCATTATCGTATATCTTTTAATTGTTATTACTTCGTTTCTGATGATGCAAATGTAAATGATATATTTGACACTATAAACAAAATAAGAAAGTATATTCTTTCATTTAACAATATTTCGTAAATGATATATTTGACACTACTATAATAAACGTATCTTTGCAAAAAAAACTAAAGGTATGAATAGAATAGAATTGCTTATTAAAGAAAAGGGGTTTAATATGACATCTTTCGCAGAAAAAATGAACACTACCAGACAGAACCTATATGCTATATTGAAAAGCCCGTCTTATCCAACACTTGAAAAGGTTGCGGAAGCCCTTGACGTTCCGATGTGGCAACTCTTTGCTTCACCGGAAGAAGTGAAAAATGATGCCAATACTATTACCTGCCCTCACTGTGGTGGAAAAATTCATTTTGACGAAGAGCCACGTATGCCGGAACACAAGAATATACGAGGGAAAGAATACTATAAATAAAAAATATGAAGAAAGAAACTATATACAATATTGCATGGAACATCAGAAAAGAAGTTGAGCAATGTCAAAAACGTGGATACTTCACATCTTTCCCTAATGGTTTTTGCGCACTTAGTTCTATATGGATTTACGATATATTATGCAAAAAATCTCACTTTGTTGAAATAAGGCAAAAAACTCCATTCTATAGAAACTATCCTCATACATGGGTGCATTGCGATGGCTTTGATGTAGATATTACATCTGACCAATTCAAAGGAAACAACTTTCCTAAAGTTTATGTTGGCAATGACAATGCCCTGTATTACCATTTTGACGAAGTATCATCTAAAGAAATATTGTTTCCTACGGAATTTATATTAAAGCAAATGTGTGATAATCTGTTGAAAGAAGGAATAGAAACATTATATACAAATCTAGGCATAGATGTAAACTTATTCTATAAAACTAAGCCGGAGCACTAAACTCCAGCTTACTCATTGATAACCTCATTAAAAGCAATAAAGGCGCACCAAAACGATGCGCCTTCTGTTGTCAATTAGTTCTTGATTTTATATCAGAGCCTCACGGCTAGAATATCAGAATCTGACAGCTTCCATTCTTCTGAGAAGATTATTATATCTCTCTTGTATAAGAGCTCTTTGTTTATCGGAAGCTGTTACAATCTTTCCCTTATATTTCCGCATGACAGATTCATTCATGCCAATTTCCTTTGCAAACTTACTGGCATTTATGAAAGGAAATGCCTCGAAGAATCCGCTTAAATCATATATGTAATCAACAGAATACCCAGACTTATACCACACAGGAAAGTCTCCATGTTTTTCTTTATAATATTCGGCCTGCTCCTCAAGTACGGACATAAAATCATCTTTCGCTTCCTGCTCTGTAAGCCCAAAACCGTACGCTCCGTTCACATCCTCCGAATATACGGAAATACCCCCATCATTCGCCTTTTCGATAATTGCCTTAATCTTCTTCATAATCGTGTATTTTAAATTCGTCAATTAAAGCACCCACCGAAGTGGGTGCAGTCCTTTCACTTCTTTAACCCTGCCTTTTTCAACATACTGTCAAGAGTACCATTTGGTATCTCTTGAGACTGATGTCTGCCAACAGGAATAAAGTAGTCAAAGTCGGGATGAACATATTTATAATGTTTCTTTCCCTTTTTGATTGTCCAGCCAGCTGATTCAATCAATTTGTAAAACTCTGAATACTTCATAAAATCAAAGAACATTTTTAATTGACACTACAAAAGTAACATATTTGTTACAACAAAACAAGCAAAGGTGAAGAAAGAAATAACATATTTGTTACTTTTAACACCGTGTACACATAATAGAAGCCGAAGCACTAAGCCCCGGCTCATTAATTGATTAGCCCTTTGATTCTTAACCGATTTACGATTTCGGTATAAAGATACTCTATATCCCCACTAAAATCCCCATAATTCTGATAGAGAAACACGACATCAGCGCAGTTGTCGGAAATTGTACTCTTGGACTGAACCCCAAGTACCCTTGACATCTCTTCGCGTAACCCTGCTGTCATTTTTCCACCAGCAAGCGAACTTGGAGAAAACAGATACAGGATAATGAAAATGAACTTTTTCCGCTGGGTTACACTGTCAATATTCGGCGGACATCCTCTCTCATTCAGCAACTCAACGAATATTTTGTAGATTTCATGGATAAGGCTTTTGTCTTTCAAAATTGGGGCAGTCAAGGCGTTTTCTTCCTCTGAAAGTTCTGATTTCTCAATTCTAATCTTTTTAAGGCGAATTATTTTGTTAAAATCCAGTTCCATAACACGATTATTTTAAAAGTAAATAGTATATTTGCATCATAATCGTGTAAGGAAGAGCTGATTCATGGTCGTGCGTGGGTTGGCTCTTTTTCATTCTTCCCCATTCGTGCTGATGAATGGTTTCTTTTCCAAATCATAGCAAGTGATATATACCCGTTTCCCATTAACATCACATAGAGCAAGGGCATATCCTTTCTCTAGTATTTTAACCGGCTGATTGTCGCAATAGACAGTACTTCCAACCGGAACTCTTATAAAATGACGTACTATCATTTGATTATCTTTAGCTTGTTATACCAGCGTGAAGAGAAAGGGAACCACCCGATTAGGAATGATTCCCCGAAAATAGTTACTTTATATAGTTTGCTCATGGCTATTTCTTTTTCAAATTAGACATCACACATTTAATCACTTCATAAATGAAAATAGCAAGAAAAATAGTAGTCCATGGATATTGGTTTATCAGTTCATAAAAATCTCTCATAGTTTTACCTCCTTCCACTCACTTTCTATAATCACATGTTCACACTTATTACACCTATGCAAATAAGTTGGGAATGGTGCCGTTGTATAGTCCTCAACAGCTATTTCTATACTGCCACATTCCGGACATTCTATCTTTACCTCTTTGATACCGGGATAATCCCAAAAGGATAATTTGCCTTTCACGTCCTTAATTGGATTTTCGTAGAGAATAGGGTTAGCTAGTACCCAGTTATAAACTCCTTTCTCTGCCCAGATGGAAGGATGGTTTTGTACACAGTCTATTATCTCGACGCTTCCGATTATGGAGCCTGTACAAAAACTAAAATCTTTCCACTCTTTGTTTTCCGGTAATGCCAATAACTGCTCATTGGTAAGTATTGAATCATAGAAATTATCATAATTCAAAGGTTTACCGCTTGAATGAATCAGTACCCTCTGCCCTAAGTATTTCTTAGGGCAGCTCCAAGTACGGTTCTCAATGTCTTTAATACCATGGACTATCAAAGAGGCCCACGGCTGTTTTATGGTTATTGCTTTCATTTTTTATTGTTGTTCTTTAATATATCATCAAAAGACGGAATAGGCATCCATGCTACAACATTATAGGTCTGCAATCCATACAAGAAGAAATTAGCATCTTTTGCGTAGTCTTTTTCTGTCCTATGAGATATATATACTTGTTTCCCGTTATAAACTATTACTTTTTGGTTTAAAGAAGGCAGTTTATCTTTAACGTTAATCCAAGGCGATTGCTTTGACTGCCACTCTGCACCACATTGAAAATCTTCCATACTATCAGCATGACGTGAAACGTAGGTATCCGCGTCAACTTCTTTCAGAACGTCTTTTCTGAACTTCGTTTTATTAGTAGCATAATCGTATGCTGCTTCTTCTACTGTCTGTTTCATATCTCTCCTTTCCACCTATCCTAGCAGCATATACATTGCTACTAGGAATAGATAATAAATTGTTGTTTTACTCATTTCCGGTAGGTATTAAATCATCCAAATACGCCCATTCTTCAATGGCATCTTTGGAACACTCGTAATCATCACACTCTTCATCGTCCCAGCACTGCTCTGTTACATTCCAATAGCGGACACCGTAACCAGTTCCAGTGCTTAATTTCCCATATACAAGGCATGGTATCTGCGGATAATGTTCATTTTCGTATTCTCCATGAGCTTGTGGCACTTCATCTTTAGTCTTGTGCCACACGCTGTTGATATGCCAGTTCGCACCGGCAATAAATCCTTCTTTAAATTCATCTGCACCACATTCGCAACAATCGAATGCTGTATTATGACCGTTACAATGTTCGCAATATTCACGTTCTGAACATGGATAGGTTCCATTACAATTATAATGCTTATGAATTGCTTCCCTTGCCGCTTCTTCTACTGTCTGTTTCATTTCTTACTTGTTTTGAGAGTTATTCTTCTTTCAGTATGCTATCAATCAATCTGTCTATTTCCTGATCTGATAGAAATTGCTTACCTGCGTCCTTTTGCTTCTTAAGTTCAACTTTAAGCCTATTCTCTATCCTTTTCAACGCTGTACAAGTGTTCTTATCAGGATAATACCAGTCGATAGAACTAAAAATAATTACTTTAATGTGATCTAATTCTAGGCTATCTGGGCAATGCTCATTGAGAAAGTATAAATCTTCTTTGATCAGTTTCTCGTACGCCTCCTTGCTTATTTTTATGTTCATATCTATATCGTTATTAATCATTGTAATACTGGGGATAACACCCTTTTATTATTTCTTCTGCATCCTTTTGATGTTGAGTACCTTTTGCCAAAAGTTCAACAGTTGCCGCCAAAATGGAGATTTTGTTAGAATTGAGCCGATAAGCATCACCGACCAATTCTGACATTGCATAACGTTTATCGGACAATCCTTTTAGCTTAATCTTATTCATTTCTGTTCCTGTTATTACATATTGCAATCTCCACACATATCCACAAGGGAATCAAATTCTTCGCGTGAGTATTCAAATCCATTGATTACGATTACCTCGCTACCATTTTGGTCAAAATAAACTCCATCATTCATTTCTATATCGATTTGAATTAAACTTCTTATTCGCAAAGTCCATGATAAAGGCTCATACAGCTATATCCACCTTCAGGTTCAAACATATCATCCATGCCGGCATCTTTCCGGTTCACATACTCGAAAACTTCTTCTACTGTTGGATAAGTCTTATTTTTACAGAAACGATCAGGGATGTAGCCCGGTGAGAAGAAAGACGAACCCTTGGGGGTTTCTTCTTTCATTCGTCGTTCGGCATCTATCAAGCGACTTCGCCCAAACTCTTCTTGAGAGATTAGCTTGACCTCTTGCTTCCTGCACATAATACAGGGATAGCAACCAACGCGGGAAAATCCACGATAATATAAAGGGTTGGGTTTTTGTCCGACAGAAAGAATCTGGTCTATAACTTCTTGTGCTGACCATTGGAAGATTGGGCGAGAAACACTGGCATCATAATGTTCGCACCATTTAAGTACATCTTTTCTACGATAATCTTGCTTCCATACCTCAACAGCCTTTCCTTTACGATTCTTTTTCACACGTTCGAAATATTCTCCGAAGTAATTGCACTCATAAGGAAGTTTGGCGCGTTCTTCGCTTTCTTTTGCTCGAATACCTTGAATTATCAAGCAAGGTTCAGTAAGTGAGAGAATATAATCAATCATCGGCTTTATTTTTAACTCAGAGGTGCAAAACCTTCTTTGGGAAGACGGGAACCGGGAACATTTGATAGACATATCCACAAAATCAGTATATTTCTTACTTCTCAAAATTACTAATCTGACATCAAGCTGTTTGCACACGTTACTAATATGTTGATAAGTATCGGGATGCTCCCAACCTGTATCACAAAATACGGCTTCTATTTTATCGGCTCCATATTTATTGGCAGCCTGGATTAAACAGGCTTGCGAATCCTTACCACCGGAAAAACTAACAATTATCTTCATGCTATATGAACTTTTTTATTTTCATCTTCAAAATATACTGTTTCATACTTATTGCGATTAAAAGCAATAGGGAGATTTTCTATCGGACAATATCCGAGAAACTCATATACTATTCCATTTTTGCGAATAGAGAATAGGTCGCCTATTTTTAAATTCTTGATTTCGCTCATTTTTGTTCCGTTATTAGTTAATTGGCAGTTTCATAAAGCACATCCATATCGTTTTACTTTGTCGGCCAGTGGTATGCCCAAACAAAGGCTTATAAGGTATAATGGATAAAACTTCATTGACTTTTATTTCACTCTCACTCCATTTGAATACCAATGTCCCGTTGGGCTTTAGGACACGCATACATTCATCAAAACCGCTTTTTATCATTTCTTGCCAATTATCCGGAAGCCTACCATATTTCTTTGCCATCCATGATGTTTTGCCAAGTGTTTTCAAATGTGGCGGGTCAAACACGACCATGTAGAAAGAGCTATCCTCAAATGGCAAGTTGGTAAAATCAGCCACTATATCAGGTCTTATTTCTATTATCCTAATCTTATCTCTGTCCTTGGCCGTAAGTGTTTCCGAACGTTTGTCAACAAATAAGGCAAGAGGATTATATTTGTCAAACCAAAACATTCTACTGCCACAACAGGCATCTAATATAAGTTTTCCATTTTCCATTAAGCTATTTCTTTTGATTTCTTCAATCTCAACTTTCTCAATACTTTGCAAAGTGCTTCAGTATTTTTTCTCGCTTGTGTAACCTCCACCGCATTCCCGATAAATTTCTTTTGGTCAGCTTGTGTGCCTATTAAAACATAATCTTCAGGGAATCCCATAATCTTTTTGAGTTCCGGAATGCGAAGCATCCGCATTTTAATATCCACTATGCCATACAGTGCCATGAACTCCTTTATCTTCACAGTCATAGGACTATCATTGTCGTAGATTTCAATCGCTAACCGTCCACTTTCCGTTGCTACCAGATAGGGCGGCATCTTATCCATGCGGGCTATTAATGTGAAGCAGGGGCTATCAACAGAGCCGCCAGCACTGTTGAACTGTGGATTCATCAGATAGTGCCATTTCCTGTTTGCGGTAATGGTCTGGGAGGGTTCCTCTATACTGCTACCTACATTTGAGAATGCAGTATTCATTATCCACGGCTGGCATGTTACCAAGTTTTGTTTCGGTGTTGTGGTAACAGCGGGGCATGGTGAGTTTATATCAGACACCTGACCACCTCCAGAATATTGATTCATAAAAAATGGAGATACAAGGGAAAGTCTGTCTTTCGTCAGAAGTGTAGGACAAGGCTGATTAATATCCTTTCCTGTATCCTTAAAGTTATAAGAACACATAAATCGGCTTTCAATTAAAGCCATCCTGTCCTTCGTTGTGACCGTAGGTGCAGGAAGTTCCACCGAATGATTATGCCCGTTCCCATAGTAAGCCGATACAAAAACGTGGTGGTCTTTACAAGTGATTGCTCCAGCCGGTTCTTCCACTGATACGTTCTTGCTGTCGGGGTGTCCGCTAAACTGCTTAGAGAGGAAACAAACTTGCGCTACTCCAAGTCTGCCTTGCGTGGCTACCACCGGACATGGTTCGTCAATCCCAGGAGCGTTATATTTCCCTGTACGGCTCATAGAATTATACTTTACGAGGAAGGCATCCTTTCCTCCGGCTACAAACTTGATAAGTCCGGCATAGATACGTTCAAGCGTTTTCTCTGCAAGAGGCTTTTCCCTGAAGATGGTAGTTCCTTCATCAGAGAAATCAAGCACATCTTTTACCGGCTTCCACTTCTCCAGCCGCGAGAACATATCTTGCCTACCACCTTTACAGTGGGTCGGTTCTGGGAATACTATCGGCAAGTTCTTTTTAGCAAAGATGCCGAAGAAGCGTTTTCTTGTGGTGTAGGCACCGAAGTCGGCAGCATTTAAGATGCGGTGCTCAAAGTTGTAACCGTACTTCTTGACATTGCGCACCCACTTTTGATAAAGCCGGCCTTTGTCCATGCTGATAGGTTTCCCATTCTCATCCATATCTCCCCATGACATAAACTCTTCTACATTTTCAATCTGAATGTAGTCAGGGTCTATAACATCAATATAACGGAAGAGATGTTCTGCCAACGTTCGGCTGTCGGCATCTCTCGGCTGACCGCCTTTGGCTTTCGAGAAGTTAGTACACTCCAAAGAGGCATGAAGCATTATCATGGCATCAGGGTATAGCTGACGGATACGTTCTACAATAGTGCTTATCGGGGAAAGTTCCAGTGTACGGATATCCTCAATAAAGTGAAGTGCATCAGGGATATTGGCATCATGTGAAAGAATGGCATTCTTGTCATGGTTCACACAACAAACAACTTTTGCACATTTATTTCCATCCAATCGTGCTGCTTCCACACCTTCGGATAAGCCACCAGCGCCACAAAAGAGATCAATAACAAATAGTTCTATATCGGACAGACCTTCAATGGATTTTAAGATGTCTTTCTGCGATTTCATAACTTCTCCTTTTTAAACAGGTGGCTGAACGCATTATCCAAATCCAAGTCTAGATTCAGTTTGGACGGGAAAGATTTAATGTATTCGTACATCTTATAAGCGAGGTTGTCATCATCACCGCATCTGTCAATCAGTGTGAGCAACATGGCGTTCACCATGTCAGAATCATTGCCGAAGTTTTCCTGAGTGGATTCGCTGCAATGATTCACATCACTTTTCAATCTCTTTATCGCGGCTATGGCTGTGTTGAAGTTTCTTTTTGAATCGTGCCGCAATTCAAAGCCTTCTTTCTTATATTGCTGCTGCATTTCTAGAACGTCCGTGAGGACAAATACGATGTTGGTTATCGTATTCAGTTTGTCTGTTCCTTGCATAATCGTGTATTCTTATTTCTAATTCGAATGAATCCCCTTCGTTCTGTTTCTTCTAACAGTGGAAAGTCTTCATTCTTGATTTCACATTCTGTTTCGTAGTTCACGGAAGTATAACTTGGGATATTGAACTTTTTCCGGATTCTTACGATAACATCCGGATTTCTTGTTACCCAGTAAACGGTTATTCTCATGGTGATATCAGCATTTTTCTAGCTTCCTCATCTCCTGCATCAGCACGGTGCTTGATTTCAATGTACTCAGCATAAGAGATTCTGTTATCTCCACGCTCCTCTATCTCTTTTTCACGTTGGTTTCTGTATCGTTCACGCTCTTTCCGTTCAATATCTTTCCGACGCTCAGAAACGTAGTCCAGCATCGCACTTGTTATTTTCAATGGATCTATTGAACCGTAGAACCGCCCATACTTCCCTGACTTAAACCGTGCTATGAAAAAACAGATTTCAGCGGCATTTATATAATAATACTCCGAAAGGAATATCTCCGATAGTTCAGAAAGTTGCTCTTTCGCTATCTTGGTTGAAACTTCTGCAAAGTCATTCAATGAACCAAATTGTATCTTTAGCCATTCTATCGGTGTTTCATCCCCATAAGTAGAAGACAATAGCCCTAAACTCGGAATGCTGTCATTCAACGCCAGTTCTGAATGGGTTGCATTACATCTGACAAGTTTGAACTGCAAATCAGGGTTGTAATCAAGAATGAATTGTGCAGGATCGGGATATTTATTCAATAACGCCCTCTGCTTCAAGTTCCTTTCTCTTTTTTGCGGCAGCTTCTCTAACGGTTGTAGCGACTGCAAGAACTGAATCACGTTTTCGCTGCTCGCTATCCTGTTGATTTTTACTAAGTCTTGTCCCATTATAGTTTCCTTCCAATATTTTAGTAAAGTTTGCTTGTTTGAAAATCCAATCAAAGTCGCATTTCCAATTGCGGTCATTAGCTCCAAGTAGGAACGGGGATTGAAGAATGAGATTGAAAACACTCCTCACTGACTCTTTCCCATATTGGGCTATCCGGGCTTTTACAGCCTTTTTTCTCACATCAGTCATTGATCTTATCTGCTGGAGTCTGTCTTTGAATGTGGTATTATAGTATTCCATCAATCCGCTGTAATCAATCTTTTCAGAGGGGGAGGGCGAAGAAAGCTTGGCTTTCTTTGATACTCCGTCAGGAGTATTTTCTTTCTTTTGATGTAGAGATATATCTATATACTCTCTTTCTTCTTTCTTTGTATTTGTGCCCTCTGTGTGCCCTGATTTTTGTAAAAGTTCGGATTGCGGTAGATTGTTGTTCATGGGCTGTGCCCCAAGTTGTGCCCTTAGTTGTGCCCATTCCTGTCTTAATTCATTGATTTCCTTTTCAATACCTGTGTCCTTACTTGTGCCCTTGGTTGTGCCCATTGGATTATATTCTTCATATTTACATAAGGTTATAAGGTTCATTCCTTGATTGCACTCAACAGTTATCATACCTTTCTTTCTAAGATGCACAAGAAAGGAACGCACCTTCTTTTCAGACCATTTCCAACGCTGTGACAGAAATCTTATGGATGCAGGATATTGACCTCTTGAATAAGAGATTTCTCGACCTCCGATACTCTCCTTTCGGGGCGTTGCCTCAAATCGTGCAGACTGAATTAAGTCTAACCACGCTTCGCAACTGCTAAAAGTACGGGCTTCATTCCACATTTCATTCGAGAAAAACCTGCGGCTTAGCCTCAAAAATCCTTCGTCCATAGTCTTAGAATCTCACGTTAGTTAATTGCCTTCCGTTAGAAAATACAGCCCACTTACCATTACCGCTATCAAACAATCGTAAATCCGACACCTCTCCGAAACGTTTGATGTTACCGCATAAATCCACAATCCATCCACATTCTTTAGAAGGATGCGGGCGGATGGCACGACCGACTATCTGATACCACATGGCAAGTGACATTGTAGGACGTGCCATAACGACCGTATCAAGTTCCGGATAGTCAAAGCCAGTCGTAAGTACACCCACATTAGCTACTACCGGAATTTCACCAGTTTTGAACGCCTCAAGAATATGTTCACGTTCTTTCTTAGGAGTATCACCTGAAACGATAGCGCAACCGGGTATTGACATCGTTAACCGTTCCGCTTCTTTCAAAAAACGGGTAAAGACCAAAATACCCTTCCGTTTTCCTCCGGCTTTGGGATTCATCAGCCTTTGGACGATATGAACGAGATAACCGTAGAAGTCTATCCGTTCATATTCTTTTTGAACTGACCTATCCGTATAGTCGGCACCAGTAGTATTTACTTTCAAGTTAAGTTCATTCCACCCTGAAGGATTCATTGAATAGTAATCCAACTTCGCCAAGTAGCCCATATCTAATAGGGTTGATACCTGTACATGATAAATGACCTCTGAAAAGACATGAGGTTTTGTCCGAGTGATAAATTTCAGCATGGAGCCGAAATCACGACTGGAGCTTAAACGGTATGGCGTTGCTGTCAGTCCAAGAACCTTACACTTCACTGCATCAAAAAAATCCTTGTACATTCCCTCTTTGGGGTTTACAAGATGACATTCATCCACAATGATGTTCTTGAAGTGGGTAAACAGTTCGGGATGATTCTTCACACTGCCGATGGTGGCAAATGTTATCCGGCTTATCTCCTTTGAGTTAAAGGATGCTGAATAGATACTGCAATCAAGAATACCGTATGAACAGAGTTTCTTGAAATTCTGTTCGAGTATTTCCTTCGAGGGCTGGAACACCAAGGTATGACCGTCAAGCCTTGCGGCTATATCCGCTATGATAAGCGACTTTCCGCTGCCCGTAGGTAACACCATAATGGCATTTGTTTTCTTCGCCTTGTTATTGAAGAAAGAAACGGCAGCATCAGAGGCTTTCTGTTGGTAATCACGTAGTTTGTACATATCTATCTTCTGATTTAATGATAAAAGGGGAAACCTCACTAAGTTTGGAAAGAAATGTCCGGATTATATAAACCTGTTCCTTACTTAATCCAACCGGAGAGAATGAACCATCATCATTCTTGACCATCATAACAAATGTTCCTGCTTCCAAATCATTCATAACCCTTTCTCCTTTCGTAACTTCTTATTAAGTGCTTTGTAATACTTGATTAGCTGTTCGTACTCAAAATCAGTCATTTTGGAAGTGCTGGCAACTTTGACTTTCAGCAAATCAAACTTCTGTTGACCGATTTTAGCAATTAGATTCACCCGATAGCCTTCCAAATGATCGGCTTTGAACCTGTTGCAGTGCCGGCATTCGGCATGGCAATTATTCTCATCAAACCGTGTTGCCAAATGTGTACGACTGAAATAGTGCCCGCAGTCTGCTTGTGTAAACGGCTTTATCTGTCCGCACGAGATACATCTAAAATACCCGTTTGGCATTGCATCACGAAGCCGGATAAAAAGGGAAAACTCCTTGTCGAGCTTAGCTTTCAAATCCGGCTTTTTCTTTACTGTTACCCCTGCTTTATCAAACAAGGGTAAAGGCTTGTCTTTCTTCTTGGCCTTTGTTCGTTTTATGTAGTATGGCATATCTTGTCATTAAAAATTCTTACTCCGTTATTTTTCGCCCAACTTATGATAGAATCCAAAACCTCATCGTCATCCAGATTGTCTATAATATCTCTAAAGTCATACGAAGCACCAACCTCTTCTTGGAAATGCCGTACAATACTCGTTTTTAAATCTGTCACTTCTTGCCAACTTTCCATACGTTACAATTAAAAGCCCCGAAGCGTATTCTCCGGGGCACAACCATTATTTACTAACCCATGCCATTTATGTGTGGCTCACATTTATGTGGAGATGGAGCGATTCGAACACCCAATTAAGGACTATATCCTTTTGCGCTACTTCTAAGGTTAATTACTCCTTATATCTCACGTACCGTACTTTCTACCATGTGCACCTCTCGAAAGTCAAAAGCACTCCACTGCGCCCCCCCATTTTCGCCCGCCCCATCTTCACAGACCGGACAGGCAGGTTAACAAAGTTATTCCATATAAGCCATTGAAAACTCTTTCGGAATAAACCGCCCGACCGGGATAGGTTTGGCTGATTCAATGGCTGTATGTATTTCCCTCTTTCTGAACTCATGTCCCTTTTCTTTGGCTTGTATCTCACATTCTTCCTCTTTGTTTTTGAGATAGTGGGTAATAAGCATCATTGCTCTGTCAACGTTGAAGGTGTTCACGACAAAAGTCGGAACTCTCTCGTCTTCATTCTCCCCATCCGTGAATGTGATTTTCGTCTCAATCTGATAGAATTTCTTTTCATTGGGCTTGGAATCTCCCTCTTCTTCATCTTCTTCCGTTACAGAATCGTTTAAAAGGAATGTATCTTTTAATTCTTCGAGGGTGGCATCATCTACCTTGCGTTCTTTCAAATTATCAGTAAGAATCACACAAGAATCGAACTCCTTGACCATTGTCAAGGTGAATCCGAACATATAGTTTAGTTCGATGTAATCTTTCAAGATACTACAAGAATTCTCCAATCCGGTGGCATACAGCAGGAACTTATGTTTCTTGTCCCCTATTTGTGCCTGTGCAAGATAGGGATATAAGAATTTGTTCTCGTTCTCGAATGCCAAGCGGTTCTGGTTGCTGACTTCCACTTCCTTAATGCCGTCAGCTTCCATACTGAAACGAATTTTCGCCAAAGTGTCTTGGTCTATCAGCGTGCCACGGTCAAAAAGAATTTCATTCCGTTCGATGGTTACTGTTTCACCTGTATCTTCATCAATGAAAGACTCCTCCCATGTTTTGAGGACACGTTTTGCAAGGTACATGTTGAGCATCTTTTTCGGGTCAGATGTCACATACCTGATTTCTGTTTTTCTTGTTTCTATCATAAAAATTCTTTATTGTACATTGTTTAACAAGTGCTTCTTGTAATTAGAGCGTACAAACGATTGTTCTTCGTCATTTAAAGAGTATGCCTTTACCAAGAACTTCATTGCCATATCTTCGTTATTGTCGGACAACGGATAGTAATCAGTGGCAAACTTGCAAGAAAGCGTTTCAAGACGGTCGTATTTGTTGCGAACCTCACGAACACGTTCTGTTATCTCCTGTACTAATTCAGCCGATTCGGAAAGTTGCTTTTCGTATTCCTTTTTATCTTTCTCCGCTTGTTCTTTCATTACCTTGTTCTGTGCGGCAAAATTTGAAATCTTAGCATATAGTTCATTGGAGTAAGCCCAGCCTGAAAGAATATCAAAATCTGAGTTCCCGTTGAACTTGTATCGTTCACTCTTTTTAAGGTACTTGTATTCACTTCCAAGTCTATTCCAATCGTAATCAACTTTTCGTAAAGACTTTGCACTTTTCAGGATTTCCGCAACCTTAGTAGCTTCCTCAATGTCAGTAAAAGCAAAACCATCCAAAAGTGGGATAGAGAAATACTGTGTGTCGGCAGGTTCAATCTCGAACAATTCTGGAACTTTCGGTTTATCTAAAAGTTTAATGCCTTCCTCCATCATGCGGAGTTTTATCATTTTTTGGACATCTTCGTCCGACAAAGCGATTATTTCTTGCTCTGTCATTTCGCTAATATTCTTCATAATCTCAATATTTTAAATAAATTCTTTATTACGTTCAATTTCTTGTTGTGCGTAGATAAGCATCTGCTGTTCATTTGCGGCAGGTAAGTAAATGCCAGCTACTGATGCCGACCAATTTCGGAAACGGTCAATGCTTAAAGTCATTTCACCTGTTGTCAGCTCGGCAGAACTGCGCAAATAGGTTACTTCATTGCCTTTCTTGTTGACCATCTTACGTTCAAACAAATCACGGTTGCAAGTCCTCTTATAAAAATCAATTTTTGCTTCGTCGAGACTGCAACCGTACTCACTACCGAAATACCCTAAAAGAAGATGCAAGTAGCTGTTTTGGGCAAGCGTGCGGTTAGGTAGTTTCTTTTTCACTTCCACCACCGCACGTTCACTAAACAGCTTGTTTACATACTCCTTGAACTTGGGTATTTGATATTCATTCTTCAAGTCGAACAACATACGCTAAAAAGGTAAATCGTCCTTTACATTGCCATTAGCATCAACCGGAGGCGGGAAATTCTGCGGCTGTTGCTGATAGGTCGACTGTGGCGCTGGCTGTTGTACCGATGTTGTTTGTTGGGATTGCGATACACCACCACGCGCATCTATTTTGTAGCACCGAATAGATGCCATACGTTTGAGTTCTCCGTCTTGATTCGTCCAAGAACGTCCTTGTAAGACAAATGATACAGTAACAACATCACCCTGATTAAAGCGGTCAAGTTCTGCACACTTATCGCCTGAAAACTCTAAGGGAATAACATTCTCATATTCGCTACGCTCTCCCGTATAAGGGTCGTAAGTGGTAGCATCTAAAATGAACTCCCGTTTTGTAAACGAGGAACCACCGTTTTTGGATGGTATTTGAACAGTTTGTCCGATTTCGGTTATCCGTCCGGTTATTTGATTTGCCATAACCTAATATTACTGGTTCTTTTTATTACATATTGCAATCTCCACACATATCCACAAGGGAATCAAATTCTTCTCGTGAGTATTCAAATCCATTGATTACGATTACCTCGTTACCATTTTCGCCAAAATAAACTCCATCATTCATTTCCAAAGATTTTAGTGTCAGTTATCAATTTTCTGTTTTCTTCCAAAAACCGGATAAATTCCTCACAATGATTAGTAAGAATAGGAATATCACGTTCAGGATTGAAAACGTATGTTTCTGTATAGGTATCTACCACATAGCCGCCTTTGTTGAACTCTACAATGTTGTACTCAAATGTCCGCACATCCAAACCGTTCTTCATCAAAGCATAAGGATAAACTAAATGCTGGTGGTGATCTTTGAACTTTCCCACGGTATAACTACCGGTTGTTTTGATGTCGTGAACACTGGTAGGCATCAGTTCGTCAATCAAACCATAAACCAATACACTACCGTATGCAGTAGGCAAGATGGCTTCTACTCTTTGTTGGGTTAATGCTCCTTTGTAGTAGTTGGCAAACTCGCGGCAAAGGTCAATGTGAAAAGTGAAAGTGCGATTGTTGTAAACAGCTTTTATCCCGTAAAGTTTTCCGTCATCGTGATATGCCTTGCTAATTTCCATTATAGAAGATTTACGGTTCTCAATCATACAATCAATGATTTCATTGAAAGCCGTGCCACGGTCTGCCGCTTCGCTATCGAATGGCTTGCGGTTAATCCGGTCTATCAGTTCTTGAAACTGTTGTTCGTGAAATTCTTCAGGAGTATGGGGTGGATTTTCTGACCACCCCCAGTACTTATCCCAAATCACATCACTATTCAGATATGCCCCAAAGGCATCAAGAAGCGTTGCGTAAATACGATATTTAGGCTGCTGGTTCATATTTCTTTTCTGAATTAAGTTTCAGATTCAAAGACTTCGCTTTGTTAGCTACCAACTTTGCCGCCATTTGCTTTGAAGAACCAACGTGCTCAAAGTTATCTATTTGCGCGATAAAATTATTGGCAGATTCCGCATCCGTAATAAGTTCGATCTGTTCTTTTATCTCTTCAATAACTTTATCATACTTTTCCTGTGCCTCTTTCTTGGCAGCAAGCATACCCAAATACGAATTGATTATCTTGGCGGTGATAAAGTCGTTCTTTGCGGTTGGATTACCATTCTTGTCAAGGATGGTAGGAACTTCCATCACTGAAGGAAGATTGCAAGTATTCTTACCGTCATTTCTTGAAGTTGGATCAAAAGTGATAGTACGTCTTTGGACGCCTCTTTCGCTTTTCATTTCAAGATAACCGAGCAAATCCAGTTCAGTAACGATAGAGTTGTAGGATTTTTCACGCAAGGCAGGGATAAACACCGTATCATCACCTTCTTTTCTTGTGTCGCGATGGGCAACGAAAATGATGTGCTTGTTAAGCCCCGAAAGTGTTCGTGTCATCCATGAAAACTCTGCATTGATACCGCTCCAATCACGGATGGACGGCTGGCGGGTTCCACACTTGTGAGTAATGATGAAGTCCATCATCTTGCCGATGGTATCTACTACAATGGTCTGATAAGCGGACAAGTCCTCTTGAAGAACTTGCTGAACATCGCTCCATGAAGTGACCTGTACCGTGTCTATATTCTCCAAGTGCGCCATGTTCATGCGCTTCACGCCGTTATCGAAGTCCAACAGCAGCGGTTTCGGTGCGCTCAATGCTACCGTACTCTTTCCCATTCCGGCTTGACCGTAAATCATCATCTTCACGGTGGTCGGGATAACTAATTCATTACTTTTCTTAATCAGTGACATAATCGTAAATTTTATAGGGTTATTTGTTCAGATATTTACTCATTTTAAAAGCATTAATAGCGGATTGTATCTCGAACTTGGAATATATGATAGGAGAATTTCTGGATGAGCCTTTTCTTTTCTTATGCACCAATCCTTCTTTCTCTAACTTTTCCAAAAAGTTAGGTTCATACCCAAGTGTCTTTAACCATCTGAACGCTTCTCTTTGCTTGATTTCATCAGATACAGGAGACCGTTTCTTCTCACTGGCAGCTGCACCAAGCTCCGCCATGTCCATGCAGATATTTTTAAATTCAAATAATTCAAGTCTTACCTCCATACCGTCCAGTTCTTTCAATTCGTTCAACTCTCGTTCTTCGTCCCCTTCTCATATCGCCCTGTTCGTGATAGAGCGAAAAAGAAAAGATGCACAACAGGCAGAAAGCAACAGCCGACCTAATAGTAGGTGAAAAGTCCATCGTGAACTTCATACCAGCTATTCTCTCATATAGCATGGTTGCCAGTTCTCTGCCGTTCCTTACGTTCAAAATCTCAAAAGCTCTTTGCAGTTGGTTGTTTATCGTGCTGACCGCTCGGCATTTGAGGTTTGCAATTTCTTTTTTCTCATACCCTTGTGCATACATTCGTGCCGTAATCTCGCATTCAGGTGTAAGTTCATTAAAAACTCTCTTCATAATCGTGTAAGTCAGCTGATTAATAATTGCGAATAACCTCAATATATCCGGCTTCCCTGTTAGTGTCCACCGAATACAAAGTTTGCTCCTTGTCTATTATCCGATCAATCCTTGCCAGCCTGTTAAGATCAGCGGTACACCTGCGAAGCTGTCCGGCAAGTTTGTCGCTAAAGTCAAAGCTGATTCTGTCATTCTTCTTTTTCAGCTTTTTCTTGATTTCTGTTCTTTCTTTCAGTTCTTTTGCCATAAGAGTAAAATTTAATTAATGATTCGTGGATGGTAAGGGAATCGAACCCCTCTCAATCGTGCCAATTGTTTGCGCAACACGAAGCTCTAACCGATAAGCTAACCATCCGATTAAAAAAGGTGCACTATCCTCACGGACGGCACACCCAGTACAAACACAATATAAAACACGAATATCTAATCTATTATCAGAACAATGCTTTTAACCGCGTTCTTGAAATGATCAAACTTCCGGTTCAAATCACTCCAAGATTTATACCATGTATTTTTCTCTTCAGCTAATTTCTCGTTAGCCTCTTCCAATTCCTGCACACGCCTTACTAAATCTTCATGCGTCATGCCTCTTAATTCTTCCACTGTCATAATCGTATAAATTTAAAATGTCGTTAAAAAGGTAGGAGTCGAACCTACTTCTTGTAAGCTAAATGAATATATAAATTAGAATATAAGTTAATACCAACAATTAATCGCTTACACGCATTCCAACAATGCTACTTCATAAATTACCGCCCAGCTGGTTTACAAGGTGATTGTGCACTCATCCCCATGCGCCTTGTGCCGGATTATAGGACTACCTTTTAGTGGTCTGTTTTAAGTTCTCTATAAGTTATTCTCATGAGCGACACACACCCTACACATATAACACTCATTATAGTGATAGAGAATATTTTCATAGGACTGTAAGTAGTAATAGCCCCGTAAAGCATACCGGCAGCACATATACTAACCAATATAGATAAAACGAATTGGATTGTTTTCATAATCGTATAAATTTAAATAAGTACCTGTACCCTAATCGAATAACAGAACCTTATTTCAGTTCAGTACAGGCTATATTGTCGAAAACAGTACGGACGCCTAACCCGTATGCTCACTGCTCAAAGACGATTCTTTGCGGTGTTTTCTATTAATTGTTAAACATTGCACAGCTCACAAGCTCCAACTTGCTTATGTGCGTTTGTTATCTTTGGTTGGCAAAAACGGCTTATGAATTACACCGTAATTGCTTTTACAGAATTTCAAAGAACTAATCAATAGTACCCTACCCGATTCTCGCTATCGGTTGCCGTTCAATCCGTCTGTAGGGCTGTCGTGCGTTGCATAATCGTGTATTATGCGTATCGGCTGATACCTTGTACCCGGCATAGAGCATCGTAGTCCATGCCATCATCTTCACAAGTTTCAAAACCTTTTAAGGCATCTTCCAAACTGTCTATCTCATCCGTTATCAACTGGATAGCTTCTTTTTTGCTATCAGCATTGAACATCAGGCAGACAGCCTCTTCATCATTGTTATGGGCAGCCTCTAAATCTTTATAAAGGCTATCCAACTGCTGGTTAATCGTGTAAGCATTCATATCCATATCTTTTATGCGATTGACATCAGATTAGCTTTTTTGAAGCATCTGAATTCTTGGCGTTCAGTATCATAGTAAGTCTGGACGGTATCATTCTTCTTTCTATTGTCAGTACCAGTGATGGCAGGCATCAGCTTTTCATTTAGTGTACCGTATGCCTCACGAACAGAACCGTCCACTTTTTTGAAGTAGAACTTCACTATCTTCTTCTTCATCTCACCTTTCAGTTTCAAATTAGCCCAAGCGACCTTCATTGCTTCGCTCATGGTGTAGCCATTACGCTTAACGAACTGCCAAGCAAGGCTCATTACTTCGTGTAAAAATTCTCTTGTTCTCATAATCGTGTATTTTAATATGTTTATACTATTTGAAATCTGAATTAATCTTCGTTTCTTTGTATCAGGTTAATTTGATGATGCAAATATACTTTATAATTATAAAGCAGCAAAGAATTACTTTACAATTATAAAGTATAACAACATTATTTAACTATAAAAGCAGGTTATACCTTATTATAATATGAAGAAAGAAGACAGAAATAGAAATTGGATAGCGTGGATAGCACTTGGATTAAGTGTTATTGCGATAGTAATAAGTATTATCGCAATATGCATTTCGTGCCCTCATATACCCGAATTAGGATTTGATTATCAAGGAATAATAATAGGCGTGTTGTCTTTACTGGTAACAATTTTACTGGGATGGCAAATATACAGCGCTATCTATATTAAAGATTCTTTAAAAAAAGAGGTTTTAAAATCCTCTGCTGAAATGGTTTTACTTGCGAAAAATACTTTGCTTAAATCTCAATTGAACACATTATACGGTTTACACGAAGGTGCTTTGAGGAATGGTGATATAAATTATATAATGTCCACACTTGATATTATGATGGACATAGCTATTCAGTTAAAAGACAAAGAAATAGCAGACAGAATTATTTCTAAGATTCCAAACCTATGGAGTTTATTAACAAAAATGGATTTAATGAAAACTGAAAAGAATAAGTATAACGAACTAAAACAGAGAATAAAGGAATTTTCCACAATAACAGAGAATGCTTTTGATATATACGAAAAAACAAACTCTATTGATTAATAAGTTCTTTGTATAGCAAATCAACTTCTTTATCTCTTTCAGATATACGTTTATTATAATAATCGATAGTAGGGGTAATAGCTATCTTTATCCCCTCTATATAAAGAGAAATTATGTTTTTGACGATAATGGAATTTATCATAATTATTAAGTAAAGCGATCAACTCCAAAGTTGCGGTTTGAAGTTAAGTCGCCTATATAGTCCCTTACGGGAATAGTTAAACAAATTAGTCGAAATCATCCGCAACTTGATTTCGATACAAATATACTTTATATTTATAAAGTATCAAATTAAAAGATATAATTTATGGGAATGATTGATAGATTTTTTGAAGCAATAGAAAAAGCTGGTATAACCCCTTATGAAATAGAAACAAAGTATGGAGTGAAATCTGCTCAATCTAAAATTTCGCAGATGAAAGGAGGAAAGACTAATACCGGGAAAGAAAAATCCCTTCCATCAGATATATTGTCTGCTGTTTGCATGAATTGTAACAAAATAAATTCGGAGTACATCCTTACAGGAAGAGGGAACGCGATAAACGAAGATAAAAATACAGATGATGTGATTCCTAATATACCGACATCTTCCGGCACATCAATTACATCAGAAGAGGAATTTCAAGATGCAAAAAATAAAGGATTGCATTTATTGCCACAGGTAAGTTTTAAATTTGCAGCTGGGCAAACCCAACTCATAAGTATTACCGAAGATATCACCCGCTATTGGTATCTACCCGATTGCAAAGATTGTGAAGGAGTAGCACAGATAGTAGGAAGATCTATGTCCCCAACACTTCCTTCTGGCTGTTGGGTTGCTTTAAAAAGATATACACTTCCTCATGATAATCCAAATACAATACCATTTGGCAACATATTTGGAATAGTAGTAGAAGACAAAGAAACCGGAGAATATCATGGACACATTAAGATATTACGTAGGTATAAGGAACAATCTTTGGCTCGTAAATACTGGATTGCTCACTCTATTAATACGGAGGAATTTGATGATTTCGATATAGAAATAGATCAAATAAGAAGTCTTTGGATAGTAAAACAGCACATCGTAAGCGATACATTATTATAAATAAAATCTAATACTATGGGACTATATTTCAGAAAAAGAATTAAGATACTTCCTGGAGTACACATGAATGTTAGCAAATCTGGTACAAGTTGGTCGATTGGTCCACGAGGAGCAAAAGTAAATTTCGGAAAACGAGGAACGTACGTTACGACAGGAATACCCGGCACAGGTATCTATTCAAGAACAAAAGTTTGTGACAATAATATGTCCAATCATAGAACGCAATTAAATAATGCAGATTCTGGATATGAAATAAAGAATTATACTGGATGTCTTTTCTCGTTTATATGCTATGCCCTTGCAGTCATATTGCCAATCTGTGGTATACATTTTGCTCTATCTATACTTCTTATAATAATAGGATTTGCTTTACATTTATCGTCGGTTGAGAAAAAGGAAACAGTTCAAATGGACAATGAAATTGGCAACGATAATGAAACCCTAATTACAGAAACACCTATAAATAGGATAATTACAGATACAGAAGAAAAAGTAGACACAAAAAAAGAAGAGATATTTATAAAGAAAGAAGAGGAAGAAAAAATAGAAGATCCCTCTGTAAATAATGTTGATATGATTAGACTTGATCCGCTATTTGAAGATTCTGCCCGTTTGGTTGTGATTCACCAGCAAGGTTCTACTTCATTAATTCAGCGTAAATTTGCTATAGGTTATAATCGAGCAGGGCGTATTATGGACCAACTTGAATGTGCTGGAATTGTAGGAGAAACAAGTGGAATTAAAGCGAGAGAGGTCTTATGTAAAGACGAAGGTGAACTCGAATATAGACTAAACCATTTGGAAAAATCTCGTTTTGAAACACTTAAACAAAAGCAGGAAAAAGAATTTAAAGAAATAGCTCAACAAGAAGTTCTGAATGAAAATTCAAGATTGATTAAATTAGGCATAGATTTAGAAAAGGAAGGTATGATAAATGAAGCTATAGCTGTATATGAAAAAGCTATTATACCACAACTTCCAGCAACACATCCATATGATAGATTAATGATTCTTTATCGGAAAAAGAAAGATTATGATAATGAAATCAGAATCATTAAGATAGCCATAAGTGTATTTATGAAAGAAAATGAGCGCAGAGCCGGAAGGGCAATCGAAGATGATTCGTCGTTATACAATCAAGTGATGCAGGCTCTTGAAACTAATGAAAACATTAGATATGAAGACGGGAAATGGGCTTTCGTTCAATATGACGTAATGGAGTATATTACAAGATTAGAAAAGGCTAAAAGGCTATTAGAAAAATCCAAGAATTAAAGAACAAACTAAATATTTAAGATTATGAAGAAGATTCTATTTACCATAATAGGCTTGTCAGCACTATTCTGTATGAGTTCCTGCGATGAAGCTGTTTATAAAGGGAGGAAAGTGTATAAAGCATATTTCGATTATACCTTAAAAGACCCTGAATCTTTTAAGGTGTACAGCGAAAAATACACAAAGGATGGAGATTTCACAGTAAATTGGGAACTGGATTATGGGGCTAAAAACTCTCTCGGTGGAATGGTGAGGGAGAAGGCTACGTTTACAACTGTTGGTACTTCGATATTTATAGACGGAAGTAGTTACAGGCTTGATGAATTGAAATGATTTGAAAATTGTTTTAGCAATATTTTAGCAATAACAACTAAAGAACATGATTGGAATCCGGGAAGAGTTAAAAAACAACATAAGCCGGGGATTACGCCCGGCTTTAACATGAAAGTCTCCTTTGTTTCAACATTGTTTCAACATCAAACGAAAACGAAAAATATAAATAGGTGACAAACAGCAGATTAAGAAGTAGAAAAAATTAGCCAGATGAGCTAATACCCCGAGAAATAATAACGATGCAAAGATACATAGAAAATCAATAATACAAAGCTTTTGGGAAAGTTTTTTTTCATGTGAACAAAAAATTTATTTGCCACTTTTACTCCAAAGAGTTACTGTTGCGTGAAATTGTTAACCAATAGCTGACCAAGTTTAATAGCATAACAAGCGGATAACCCCGATTTGTGACAAGTCGGAGCTATCTAAATCATAAGTTAAAAGTTATTATGAAAAATCATTGTTGTATCAATACTATACCCCATCGGCATAATAACAGTCACAATAGTTACACGAACACCAAAGGGATCCCCACAGAAAGCTTCATTGGGAATACGGTGTATTTAGCTATGAATAACAACTATATGTCAAGAATGGATAGGATCGGAAAAAAGTCATACTGAAGCATCTTAGTAAAAGAACAATCATCGTCCTATCAAGTGCTACCCGGCATTATCTATATCAGTCCGGCAAAAGCATGAAAGGAGAAATATACCGAATATCCTAGAAGAGAAAGAAATATTCATGTCCGCCAATAACAAATCCACCACAAATACAACCAAGGGTTGCTGCTATTAACGGCTACGTACCATTTCAATTACAGCACTGTATTTCACAACTCTATGATTGGCAAGGCAAAAAAAGATGTAAAAATTGCATTAAACCTCCCCTATCGGCTTGGACCAAACTTCCTCTTTCGTTTCTTTACACATTACGGAAATAGTTCCTCCAACAAAATCCTTCACATATCCTTTGCGTTCAGCCAACATATCTTCCGCCATTCTAATGGCCTTAGCCTTATCTTTCAATGAAAATCCTTTATTAGCAAAATCATTACCTTCTTTAAAATATATATCATAAGTTTCCAT